AATTTCATTGCGAGGTTATTGCGAGCATGATAAATCATCGCGTCGCCAATTTCCATATCAAAGCGAATCTTTTCCTTACCAATGTCAAGAGCCATTGCCAAAAGGCACCAAGCAGTGACAGGATTAGTTTGCTTGTAGCAAGGGAATCCAACAAATAAATCGCGACCGAGCCATTCGGAGGAGCAAGCCTCTGCTGGCTGCTCCTTCTTCTTTTTTATTTGTTTCATTAGATTCCTTCAGCAGCAAGAAGACCTTCTTCAATTGCATCCATGTCAGATAGCTTCAGAGGATCGATTGAATCGCCAGCTTTGCGCACACCACTCCTTGGTGCTGGCGTGCGACCTGCTGAGCGAATTGCTTCAAGCTCCTTGGCAAACTTTGCAGACTGGTTTGTTGCTGCTTGAAGTTGTGACTGAAGATGATCGATTTCTTTTGCAAAATAAATGCTCGCAACTGCAGCCATAGCAACCTCGGTGCGGTCTTGTGGATTGCTAGCATTCAGAGCATCATGAAAATGACCTTCCATTTCTGCAACTGCATTATTGTGGTTCTGAATTTGAACAATCTGATCTTGAGTTGCATTCCTTGGCACTTCCATGTAACGAGCTTGTGGAAGCTCTTTAGTCATCACATCAAGATGTGTGTGGATTGTGTTCTGCTCTTGCTCGCGGAACTGCTGCACTTTTTGTTCTTGCTCAGCAAAAAACTCATCCTTGCGAGAACTAAATTTCTCTAGTTCTTTTTGCTTGGCATCGACGACATCAGAACGCTCTGCTAATTTTTTCTGAACTCGTTCACGATCCAAGAAATTCAACCTTGGCAGAACATTTTCCTCCCACCAGTCTGCAGGAACTTGCTCAAGACCTGCTGCACGCAGCTTGGCTTCTGTTTCTTCAGGAAGACCATTTTTCTTTAGGATGTTGATGACATCAGAGTCCAGTGTCCCAATCTTTTCATTAAACTGCTGTTGAAATTCAGGATCATTTTCAGCGTCGAAAATTTTACGGAACTTGCGATGATCTTCCAACTCAGAAAGCAACTCTTGAGGAGGTTCGCTTTGCTGTTGTCTTAGATAATCAATGTATTGCTCATACTGGACTGCTTTGTCAGCTTGCTCTTTGTAGTGCTTGGCAACTTCACGTAGCTTGTTAAAGTTTACAAGATTCCTTGGACTGATGTCTGAAGGAGGCTGGATCTTATCAAGATCTATGGTCGATGGATCTTCAGTTTTGCTAGTATCTTTTTGATCAAGTTGCTGGTCTTGCTGCTGGCCATCAGGAGTTGTCTGACCTTCACTTGGTTGGACAGGATCTGTTGGCTGTGTCTGTGTGGCTTCATTTGTTTCTGGCTGCACTGAGTTGTCTTGATTGAAAACTCCTGCAGCATCCAGTGCTTTGTCCAAGCTATTCAGATCGTCATTGCTTGGAGCTTCAACATTCCCAAGATCGAGCTCGCTAGGAACTCCTTCATCAGTTACTGATTTATCCATATTATTTTATTTTTGTTAGTTTGTATTTAGGTTACTACGACATGTCGCGATAACCAGATTCCTGCTGATTCTTACGATTGACCTCTGCCAATCCAAGAAATGTTTTCATGCACCCAACCCAACCTGCCTGCATTGCTGCAGTTCTGGCGATTGACTCTGCATCATTTGATAGTATGATATCAGATGTCACTTTTGCTGGGCACAATTCATTCAATATGCTTTCGATTTTTTGCACAGGCACACGAGCAAGAAACTCTCTTAGTGCAACGCCATCTTCATTTTCCCAGTTTGTCATAGATTGCGCGGAGGTTGTGGCCTTGTTGGGTTAGCAACAGAAGAAATTATGTCTTGTGGAGTTGCTGCTGCCATCGGATCAACTGCCACTTCAGTGGCTGGCATGGCACCACCAGACATGACTGGTTGCATTGCTTCAGTGGCAGCTGCTTCAGTTGTTGGTTGCTGAATCATTTTCATCGCTTCATCAATCATTGTTTGAAATTGCTTAAGATCTCCTGGCTTGACTCCCTTTTGTGTCGCTGATTGAATGTGTTGTTGGGCGTGAGCAAATGCGCCATTCATAAATCCTTTGCTCAACTCGTATGGGATTTGTCCACCTTGAAGCATTGGCGCCATGCGATCCATAATTGTCTTAAGGTGAATCATGTCATCGTCTGAAATGTCAACAGGAACTTCCTGACCATTCATGATTGAAGAAAGCTCCAAGATCTGCTGGCGTTGCTGCTTGACTTGAGACATCGGACTAAGATCAACATTCATCAAACGATTTGCAGCATCAGCTCCCAACTTAGAAGCAATATCGCGACGCTTTAACTCAACAGTGTCAATGATTGGATCAACAGCATAGCGAGCCATCACAGTATCAATCAATCCAGACTGAGAAGCAATTGCATCATCAACATTTGAGCGTGACTTTGAGTTGGCAAGGATGATGATCTGAGAAGGAGAAAGTCCTTCATTAATCATTTTAAGAACACAATCAAAAGCATCTGACTCGATGTATTCTGGCAAGTCAATGTAAACAAAATCTTTATCGATGCCAAGTTCTGTCATCTTATTAAATAGCGACAGATCATAGATTGGAACTTTGCCAATGTTCTTGATCTGCTCAGCAACAGTGTTCGCATACTCAACTGTCTCAGAATTGCAGATTCGTTTTTGAATCTCATCAATGAGCTCGAACATCTGGTCTGCAAAACGAGCAAGGACGCCAGCCCTAATTTGAGCATCGATGCTAGCAACATAATTCACTTCAGATGCTGTGCGAGCTTGTCCACTTTGTTGAACTTGTCCTGGCATAAATGCACCAACTTGTATTTCAGCTAGTGTTGTTGCATGTTTGTCGAGGTTGAAGAATGCTTCAGCATCAATGTTAAATTTTACTTTTTCGAGCACTTCAAATCCATCACCCACGACCGCAAATGGGTGCACGACTGTAAGGCCAGGACTTTCAAGCACACCAGAACCAACCTTTGTTGTCCGTTTCATCAGCAGCAATCCGCTGAGATGAAGTGCATCTTGAACAAGATTGCGAGCCTGCTCAATTGACACGTGAGTGTTGTAAAGTGCACGACCAGCACCACGACTTCCATGCAGAGTGCGATCGCCAATCTCAGCACTAAAAAGCGTCAAGCACTCAGTCATCTTGTCATACCTCGAACGACGGAAGAAAAGAGCTGTGCCATCGTCACGATCAAAGATGTAATGATCAATGCCACCTGCTGGATTTAAAGCAAATATATGGCCAGCCTTGACCACGCGGATGCTGGATGTGAAAGAGCTCGCGAGATTGTTTTCACGGATCAAGTCCTCGTAAACTCGACTGTTGGCTTCGTTGGCACGATCATCAAATTGTTTTCCTGCAGTGTTGAGTTTCTTGACAAGATTGTCCACTCGCCATCCAGCAGACGCAGCAACTTCGAAATCGCGCAGGATTTCCGTTATCTCATCAACAAAGTAGTCTTGCTTCAATCCCCAGATTTTAACCTTCTCAGCTTGTTGTGGACATCCGACATAGAACATCGCCTCATCAGAACGATGGAGCTTTGGCTTCCAACTAAACTCATCTTCACGACCGACAGCAGCATATCCATAACCAATGTCCTCGTCGATAAGTTGTGTGATGAAGTCAGACCATCCTGACCAATTGCGAATGCAATCAGTGATGCCTTTCCTAAAGACGTCTTGCTGTGCTTCTGATCCAATAGATTTTTCTGGGAAGTGGCTGTAGGTGAGCAGTGGCAGTTGGTCAACGATCTGTTTGTATGGCGGCATCAATCGTTTCATCAACGATGACATGAAGCCAGTTGGTCGATTGCTACGCCAGGATTGGCCAGAGGCTTTGAGTTTCCTTGGATTCCATGGCTGCTCACCATTCAACTTACGAGCAATGGCAGCATTCTTGGAGTTGCGCTCACGATTGTCACTAACAAAGTTCTTGTAAGTTTGGTAGGCTTGCTGAAATGTTATTGTTGATGGAACCACCTCGCCAGTCGAGGGATTCACAATATCGTTCATCGTTGCGTCATTCATTTACCATTTTCCTTTCGGGCAATTTTCTGTAACGAGCATTGCTTTAGCTCTGATCAAACATTCGCATATCTGACATTGATTGGCGACATTGTGTTCGCATATTTTGCATAGATCAAGCCTCTTGTTCTTTATTGACGAGTCAACAAGTATTTGATCACCTGATACGGCAGCATCAGCAACACGACCTGCTGCATCGATAAAATTAAACACTCCTTGCTTTGTTATTTTCATTTGGCCCAGCAGTGGTTGGGAACATCATTACTCCTCATGATCTTTTCTTTCTTCAGCCAGACTGCTGCTCGATTTTCGTGTTTGAGGATCTGGCATGCTTTTAATTTTTGACCACGAGGAACATCATTACCCAATCGCAGAATATTGCTCATGCGACCAACTGCCTCCGAGCAAGACCCACAGTTGCTGTTCCACTTCGTGTTGTAGCGACATCCTAAGCAAATGTCAGCACGTCTCAGTGCCTCTGTGCGCATCTCAAGGTTGTCAATGGAGTGATGGTCGATTGTTTTATCAAGCCACTGAAGCATGTGATCTGTCAGTGTTTTGATTTCGTTCGACTTATTGTCCACGTGCACCTCAACAGTGTATGGCAGCTCAGGGTGGCACATGTGCGAGAAATTCGAGCAAATGTATTCATCAACATCAGCCTTGGCATCACCGATTGGTATGACATTGTCGGCACGGAATTTGATCACAGCTTCAATCAATTGTTTGTATGTGTCGGCACGTATTGGATGAGGCATATCCATGCCAGCTCGATTCTTCTCAGGTTTGTGCCAGCCTCCTGGCATCACGACAGATTCAATTACTTCTCTCATGTTGACATGTCTAAGAAATCAAGCACATCGACAACTCCATGCTGTTGTTGGCTTGATGATTTTTTTATTTGTTTTGGGTTTTCGACCATCTTTCCTGATATGCCTTCATTCATCCTCACTCCATGGACAGCGATGATCAATGAGTCAAACCTATCAGGTGAGTTGCCAGAATTGCGCTTCTTGAAGTCTCGTTTGCTTTCAATGCGCAGGATGCCACGACCTTGCTGCGAGTATCGACGTGGGACTGTTTCACGCTCGAGTTGATTCCAGTTGATGCCAGGATTCAACTTGATCAGATCAGTTTCTATAAACCTTCGGACAGCAAATGACATCTCAGTCACAATGTCGTGATAGATTTCTGAACACTGGTGCGAGTCGTCATCAAGGATGCGTGTGTCTGTGGCTGACCAACCGAACATAATCCCGAACACCTCTGGACCAAACATTGAGCAAAGTGCGTCATGGACGCCAGTGCCATTGCCAGTGCGATCGGTTGATAGCCAGCGTGGTTTGACGAACACTTCTTCGCAGAGCTTGATGATTGCCTTTGATTGCTCGATTGTGTCACGCTTCTCAAGAACGAACTGCTGTTCAATCTGTATCACTCTTCGCTCGTCTTTGAACTTTTGAAACTCCCCACGAGCATCTGTCCAACCGACTGCAGAGCCATGACGAAGAAGTGTGAAGATGACGCTATCATTGCCATCAAATGCCATATCAACACCAGCAGCAGCCACTGTCGGACCACTGAATGTGTAATATCCCTTGGCCTTGGCAAAGAGTTGCTCATTGATAATAACAACTTGAGCAGAAGCTTCTGGGAACCAACCTCTGCCCATCGTGAAGTATTCAGGATTGTTCTCGCCAAGCTTGAGCAAGTTCTCAAATCCTTCGATTGTCTGAAGACCTTCATAGATCAGTTTCCTTTGGGCAACATTCTCACACTTGGCACCATCGAGCCTTGTCACACGCCAGCCACGCGATGAATCCCACGACTCCGAGCTGTCAATGTCCAGCGATGCCCATCCATCCTTTGGCTCAGCATACTCGCCAAACTTTGATGTGCGATCCTTTGGGTTAGTGGCAGCAAAGATCTTCACGCGACTATTGTCCTGAGTTTCCGTCAACAGGATGTTGTTAATGTCTTCCCAAACGCCACCAGGAATTTCCTCAGCTTCATCCAACAGAACGCCAATCCTGCTCAGACGGCCAAACTTGGGATGCTCGTCGCCAGTCCTCGGGACAGGATGGAAGCCACGCAAACGACCTTTGCCGTCGTCGCCAGTGGGAATGGTAACCAAGTGTATGCCTTGCTTGTCATCGTCGTTAATTTGGATGCTCTCAGACTTGATGACAACTCCTGGCAATTTGACAATTGTTGATTGGAGCAAGTTCTTGATGTTGGCAAAGATGTTGCGCTTGGCATGCTCACCAGTCACAGACATAACTTTGAGACACGTCCATGCTGGATCGTCAAGCCAATCGAGTGCAAAATAAACAGCACCAGAGTAGGACTTGGACAACGAGCCACCACCTTGGATTAAATTCTTGCTATGATTAGTCAGAGCCTTCCACACCAGCTTTGTGCATTGTGGCTCGGGAGTGAACAGCTCTGGTCCCCAAAGCAGGATAGCAGCAGGGATGAAATATCGCTTGCTGATCAGGAACTGAGCATAACGCCATATTGTCGTCTCGCAATCCACCTTGCTGATCTTGACTTGCTTTGTTATTGTCTTGGTGATGCAATTACGCAGGATGTGCTTTGTCGGATCAAAGATGTTGCCACTTGCAGTGAACAATTGTCTGATCTTATATGCTTGCTCACGATGAAAGTCTTCGCCATGACCTTGGACAACTTTCTTGGCTGGTGCGATCTTCTGTCGCACAACACACTTGCGTGCTACTGTTGGTCTTGGCCCAAGCTTGGGATTGACCTTGCGCTTGACGGAATACTTGTCATTTTCGTTCAATCGCGAAATTCCTCCAGCATATCAAGCACTTCTTGGCTGGCACTGATCTCAAGATTTTCTTTGTCCCAGCCTTGCATTTTTGCCAATCGCTCCAGCGTGCGCAAACGATCTGGGATCACAGCCACAGGCATTGCATCCTTGCCAACATAACGGAGGTCGCATAGGTTGCTGTCCAATGATGCCTCATTTGGCGCCAATTGAACCATCTGTGCCAACATGCGCAGAACATCTTCCTTCCCTAGGTCGAGCTTCTTGCAGTCCTCATCGACGAGCTCCATAATTCGCGCATCTACATCAGGTCGTTTGCGCAGCTGATTGGCGAGCATGTGCGGAGCTGTGCCTTTATATTCAGGATCAGCTTTAAGAGCAGCATTGCGCAACGACATGCCTTTGGCGACATATCGAGCGAATCGCTCATGCACAATGTTCTTGATAGCTGGCATTACTTATTCTTGTTTTTCATTTCAAGGACAAACTCCATTGCTCTTTTGTTTAAGTCAAGTCGATTTTTTCCAACTCAATGCCATTCTATTTTTTCCAATTCAATGCCAAACAATTTTGCCAACTCAAGACTGGTCAAATCACGCTCGTAGTCTGCAGCGTAAACAATCTTCTTGATGCCATAGCTTGCGACCACTTTCAAGCAGTCATTGCATGGCAGCATCGTAGTGGCCAACAGCGAGCACTCTCCTGGTCTGACATAACGCAAAGCATTTTGCTCCGCATGAACAACGAACAGCCTCCTCCTGTCCCTGTCGCTCCAATCTTCAGCCATTCCAGCAGGGAAGCCATTATAACCAACAGCAGCCACAGTATTGTCGTGCCGCAACAGACAAGCTCCGACCTTCCACCATGGGTCTTTGCTGTTAGTTGACGCAACAAAAGCCAACTCCAACGCATATTTTGACCAATTCATATCATTTCCTTTCATTTACTTACACACACATTAACACATTTATTTCGGAGCATTTCAGCTCCATTCGTACGAAACCAACACAACCACAATAACTTCCAAAATTTATTTCGGACTTCGGAGAACCCCACCTTTCTTTCTAGCCGAGATT